AAACTACTTGCTACCCGTGTTCCGTCTCGGATAATAAATAACAAGTCCTACTATTATACCAACTAATAAAGCCATAATCCAATGCCCCCAATCTATAGCCGCCTGTTGCCATTTCGTCAGCCGCTTTTCTACGGGGTAGGGTACGGGTATGCTATCGTGAACGGTATCCCTCTCGGCTGTCAACCTCTGTAGGGCTTCAATCTGCCTTTCCAGCTCCCAGCTCTTAACCAGCCACGCTCGCTCTGCGTTCTTTAGCTGTACTCCATACTTCGCCATCTCTGCGCTATCAAGCTGCATAATTGTCGTTTCTTTCTCGTGGTAAAAACTATCTACTTGGTGTACGCTATCCGTATGCCAATGGTGCTCGGTATGGTTACTTTCAACCGGCACATACTCCACACTCTTGCACCCTACGAACAGGCTCCCGATACCAAACAGACAAATAAAAACCACGATCGCCCAAATGGTGCATTTCAAATACTCCTTTATTACGTTATCCATACTATTTGATTGTTATGTAAATATCACCCTCTGCCGCCTGTAACTTAGCATAGAGGGATTTAAATGTTGCTGTACTCTCCAAGACTTTTCCTACCTGTGTATTCTTTCCCACCAAGATACAGCCCTCGGTATCATTAGCCGTGTTGCCGATATGAATCAGCACACCATCATAGGCTGGCACGTTTATCAACCTCGGCAGATAGCCGTTACAGAACTTGTACGCTGCCTTATCCTTGAACCTCGGGGACTGAACCCCTAACGTAACACGATACCTGCCCGTAGGGATAGCCGTAACGCCTTTGCGTTTCTTGGCTACCAGCACGCTCTGTGGCATATCCTGCCTCAACCCTCGGTCGGCATCCTCACACGTGTCGCAGAACCTAACACCATCAAGGTACAAATGCCCGATGGTGTAGGTCTCACGCTTTGCTATTCGCTTAACTACTATTTCCATTCCTCGCTTCTATTCTTCTTTTTTGTTGAACTCGATACTTGTTTCCCCTTTCTGAAACTTTACCTTATAACCCAGCTCCAAAGCCCTGAAAGCATAAAGCAGGGTAGGGAATAGTAACAACTCACCTGAGGCGGTTAACACGGAGCCATCAATAACTCCCTTTGGTGGTGTAAAGAAACCGCCCACCATTAACACCACCGAAGCAAAAAACGCCAGCGCAAATGTCCAACGGCTGAGCCAGTAGGTTCTTGTGCCATCGCCTTTCTCTTTTGATAGAATTTTCATAACGCTTACCTCCTTTCTTGTTAATTGGTTAAACACTATTTTTTCTCTCGCCAGCCGCTTGCTTTGATAGCACGGCCTTGTCTCTCTGCTTGGGCTGCGGTGGGGTAAACCTTGCCCGACTTACCCCACTGATACCCACCTTGTACTTTTCTTACTGGCATAATCTTACGTATTGAGTTCTTACAATTAACCATATCAGATTATTCGCCACCATCGCTACAATCTATAATATTAGCATCAGATAGTCCAGACCATAATCCTTGTTTCATTGTTGCTACTTCTTCAGCTGTATATCCTATGTAATAGATACGGGTCTTACCCTGAAGTGTAGTTGCATTATTGGTATTAAGTGCAATATAGGCATGGGTTGAATCCCAATAAACAATATTATTTTGTTTGTTTGCTGGAAGAACACCATTGAAAGTCAAGCCACTACTACCTATCTCTCCAATCATAATATGTCCTGTTGTCCTTCCATTATCTCTATAATTAATAATCAATCTATATATATCGCCATATATAGCTGTAAATTTTGCCTCAAATTGTACTAACTGCTTACATTCATACAAATCTTCGATATTTCCATTTATGCCATAAAAAGGTGCTAAGGTTCCGCCAAAACCAAGGCTATCTATTACAGCGTAATGGTTGAGTCTTACAACCTGAAGTAGTGGAAGTTTTTTAAATATAGCAATATCTATATTAGGATGACTATTTATAGCTCTAAAATCTACAAGACTCGGTGTATAATCAAAGACTTGCGTAAAATCAACAGCTTCAAGATGATTAGATGATAAATTCAAAACTTTAAGAGACTCTAATCCTAACAGGTCAAAAGTGTCATAGTATAATGTAGTGGACGAATAATGTGTGATTTTGCTCTTATTTCCAACAATAAAACCGCCATTTCTACTTGATATACCTTTTACAATATTATAATTAGAACCAGTTCCTGCAATATTGTTTATTTCAGTTCCTATACTATTTGTAATATCTCTGAAATATGAAAGAGGATGATTTACGTAATCATTTAAAAAGAAGCATTTGCCAACAGCCTTTATATATCCTTTTTCTCCGCTTGCCCATCCTGCTCGCAACCAAAGTTCATTATTTACTTCGTGTGAATCTTGAAAATCTAAATCTTTCATAACAGAAGTAACACATCCCAGTCTTTTTAGTCCGGGAACATCCCCAAGAGAGATATTTACCTTTTCTGCCAAACAATTATCCATAATCTTAATTTTTATTTAGTTATACATTTATATTTTCTACCCACTCTGTGAACTTGTATGATGTCACACCTGATTCTGTTACACCATAAGCCATTCTTGTAGCAGCTACTGGTACAATGGCCACTGGTTCATCATTTTCATACTCCTTGAAACTTCTGAATATCTGAACAAGTGAACCATGAGATACAGGTTTTACCTCAATAGAAAAACCGTGTCTTTGTTCTCCCATTATATTAATCGGATATCCATGATTCTCTAATTCTGCAATAGACTCTGCAATAGCAGCGTTTCTTGCTGCATACATACCATATCCAAGAATATGATTCAGATTTTCTTCTGCAATGATAGTTCTTGGTAGCTCACTTGCAGAGAAATCAATATAAGATTCAGAAAAAGAAATAGTGTCGCCGTCCCAACAACAATAGAGTTTCTTTTTTATCGGGTCAATAGCTACACTTTCTAATTCATTCTTGAAGAGATTAGGGGCTGTTACTATCCTGACATCCATTATTCTGCTGTATTCATCAAATGCCGCTAAAACTCCACAATCATAAACAGGAGAAACAAGTTGTGCGGAATAGAATTTATATGTTATACCTCTGTAAGAAATAATACCTTGAGCAGCTGTTTTAGAACCTGGAATATCAAAATACGCATCAATAACTTTTTCGCTAAGTGGTATTACGTTTCTTTTTAAAAGATTAAACTCCGAATCATATATATTTCCGTTATTATAGTCTCCAATAATATAGGTATCATTATATGCGTTATAATCTATATTTATAACATCAGATAATTCAGTTATTTCTATCTCATCCACTAATTCTAACGTTTCGGCATTAAATACATAAATTGTATTGTTATAACTGCCATTTTTTCCAGTTCCACCAGCTACATATATACAATTGGTATTTTCGTTATATGTCAAATCGTTGGCATGGCCATATTCTCCTTCAATATATACTGCATCAGAAAAGTTAATCAAATCAGAGGTCTTGATAATTTTTGTTGTATTGTCTGTGCCACGCAAATTTCCTGCCAAAAAGAAATAACCATGAATATAATCAAGTGTCATACCTTGCATCCTATAATTATTCCATTCATCTTTTCTGCTTACTACAGAAAGATGCTTTAAAGTTATAGGAGGCATAACTTGTTGTTTTTTGCTAAGATAACTTATTTCGTTATTAATATTCTTAATCTGTGTATTGATAACACTATAATCAATATTAGCGAATAGTTTTCCATTTTTAGAAAAACCACTAAAAATATTATAGTCATTATCACACAATATTCTAAGCCATTCATTATTTTCAATAGCCGATATTTCTGTGGTAGGTAAATTCAACTTATCTGTTGTTAATTCCTTTATTTTTGCGTTGATAGCTTGTAATAGCTCTATATATGCCTTGTACTGATATATAGTGCCATCCCTCATTATGCCAAGTAAGATGTTTGACAAAATGTCTGTAATGGCTTTAGCATATACAGTATCATTAGTTATATAGCTGCATTCATCCAAAGCCCAATCATTAGTATTAATAGACCAACTATCAGCCATCAATCTATACTGTACATACTTATTGTCAGAAGTCTGTACAAACTTCATACTCATGCCGCCCTTTTTATACGCGGCTGGGAGGGCGTTTAACGCTGTCAATGCAGCCGACAAATCAGCGTAGGTAGTACCATTATTGTAGGCTGATAAATCAAAGGCAGAACCATTCTTAATAATACTATCAAGGACACTACCGCTCTTTACCAAGTTATTCGAGCCTTGTGTTGGCGCATCATCCAATCCAAGGAAGCTATCCAACGACCAAGCCGAGCCGTTATACTTGAGGATATTAATACCCTGCGGTACTACGGTGGCACCAAAGTTCGTGTATGTACCAGCAGTTAACGCAAGGTAAAATACCTTACCGCTTGCGGGTGTGGTTGATGGGGTTGCGATACCTGCGTAAACATAGCCGTTTTCTACATTGGCTTTAATACCATTAACAACCCCCTGCAACGTAGTAATACGACCACCGAGTTCGGTATCAGCGTTCCCTCGGTTCGCTATCTCTGCGTTAAGGGCAATAACAAGGTCGTTGATGGCACTATCTCCAAGGGTGCTCACCATACTAAGGAGAATTTGCTGTAGCAGGTTGCCCGTTATCTCCTCATTTCCATTCTGCTTGATATAATTCTGAATGGATGTTTTTAAAGCTGAAAAATCTGCCATAATCGTTATTTTTTAGTTATTAACTGTTATATCGAAATCATTATTGAAGTCATCATTGAAATCATCACCAGCCTCGAGGTCAACATAGCCACGACCAATCTTTTTCGCTACCGTGTCGCAGGTAAACTCAATCTCTACGCTTGCGAGATCGCCCTGCGTTTCCCACTTTGGCGTGCAAAGGAAAGTATCGCATCTGTATCGGTGCCACCATCGGTCTTTGATAACCACGAAGTCGGACATACGGATAAACCGCATAACATCGCAAAGGTACTCGGGCGCAAGGATAACACACTTATATTTCTTTTCACTCACCATCTTCTCGGGGAAGAAATAGCCATCACGGGTCTCGCCCTCTTCCGTGAAATCGTATTCCGGCTTACCAAGCTGGGTATTCAGCCAAAGGGTATTCTTAAAATCATCACCATACACGATACGGGCGTTATCCATAACTAAATCCTGCAAATCCCACCATTGTATCTGTAGGTAGTTACTCATATCGCCCACAACCGTGAACCAATCACTTGTAAATACCTCACCATCCGACATCGTGATAAATAGCTGGTATCGACCCTCGGCTGTGGTAATATTGGCTGGTGCGATTGATGGGAACACCACTATATCATAACCATCAGCCGAATAATGTTTGGTTGTAAGCCCTGCACCAACAAGTTTTTGTTTAATATCGGTCACCACGCTGTCTGCATCCCCGTACTTATGCAAGTAAGCCGCACTCACATACGCATCTGTATAAGACTTGATGATTTGGAAAGGTGGCACCAAACCTAACGGGGTGTAAAGTGGATATACCTCTCCGTAGGCATAAGTACGCTCGTTGCTCAACTCTTGTCTGTTGGTGTAGAACGGCAATACGCTCAAATTATTATTCCTCTGTATCATAATTCTAAATTTTAAGTCCACTCTGTAGTGTTATACATCAACGTTGCTTGTGCCATGCGGCTACTAAGATTGATACTAAGCGACTTCACCTCACCATTACCGATACCCGTCTTAACAAGTTTCTGCAAATCAGGTTCAGCCTCACCTAACGGGATATTAACCTTTTGCTCTTTCTTGCGCTGAATACCCCACGCTATCGTGGTGTTCTGATTAATCTTTACGTGCCATGCCGAAAGGTTGCTACGCAAGAAATAAGCCTGCAACATCATCATTGTAAGCTGGTAGTTCTGACAGATATTAAGGATATCCAACACATAAGAAATAGGCACATTATACTGCCCGCCCGATACTTGGCAACACATCAAGGCAAAACCATCCTCGCTCACCATTGACGGGTTAAGCATCATGTAATCGATATCAGAGTTAAAACCAGCAACGGTTATCTCCTCTATCTTATCCTGCTCAACATAGGTACTGAGTATCTCGATGGGATAACCCTTGAAAGCCTCGGTAGTATCATCCATCCAACTGTACTCGTATCGCTGTGCCATATCCAGCTTTTCATACGTTACCTCGTTGGTGCCGAAATCCCACGTTTTCCCGTTCCGGCTGTTATAAAGCGTTGTTAGGTCGATACCAACGCTGGGAACACCCGAATAGCTGCCACCATTCTTGAAGTAGCTTATATGCTCGATACGCAGTCGGTTTGAGCTATCAATGAACCAATAACAACCACACGCATCACGCAACATTTTCAGCACTTCTGCAAGCGTGATAGGTGCTTTCTGCGAGGGCTGTGTATATTCAGCCACCAGCACGTTACTTTTAGGCGAGATAACCAATCTTCCCCAATTGTTCAAAAGTGGGTTAGAACCGAATAGGAACTGGCTATACGTGCTTGTACCATCAAACCAAAGCCCGCTATCAATCTGATTGAGCAATGCCTTGATTACCGCCTCGATGGTGAACGCATCACGTAGTACCGTAGGCACACGCAAAGCCTCTTCCGCTGTCCTTGTAGTATCGGTCTGCATATACCACAATGAAGCATTGCCCCACGTTGAACGTGATATTGGGAAATACTTCTTTGCATAAGGCGTATCGTTCGTGGGTTCCTTGTAATACTTACCTGCGTTATTGATACCCCATTGCGTTGGTGTGGAACTCATCTCGTAATTCATGGTAACGATATTATCGCCACTATAAGGCTTGCAATACTTATAGTTACGATTGTACGTTACTATATCATTCTGCTCGATAGGGTAGCAGTCTGTTAGGTTGGCGGCTACACACCAACGACCATAAATCTTTGATACGGTCTGCGTGGTGGTTTGGTTGCTGTACCCCGTCTGCTTGGCGTACAAAGTAAACTCGCTGGGTATCAACTGCCATCCCGTTGTGCTGTCTTGGAAATACTCCCAAATAAGCGTTTGTGTGCCGTTAAGGTACACTCTTATGCCATTACGGAAAACAACGTCTTGAGCTAACGAAATGTAGGATTTAAAGTAATTCATTTGGTATGTGCCGTTGTTACCAAAATCATTCCATTCGCCTGTATCAATCCCATGGCTTAACAGCGTACCGATAAAGTAGTTATCACCAAAAGCAAACTCAGCGTACTCGCCTATCTGTCCGAAATGGTAATCATCTATTAAGGTGTTATCATTCGTTACGCTCTCGCACTCCTGTTCCCATGCCATCGAAGAAAGGAAACAGCTTACCACTTCCTCACCAGCTGAATATATCTGTAACATCGGTCTGCGGGTGAGGTTCACGGGTTGTATAGCGGGTGTCAGCTTGATAAGGTCGTATTCCTTTTCCAAACCCGCCAAAATCTTCGTGTATCTATCCTCAACGTTTGGCTTAACGGTGATTTTCTTATCATCATAATTGATGGTGCAATCGGTCTGATGGAACGAGCCAGTCCAATAATTCTGCCACGTGCCGCTATCATTCCAATCCACGGACATATATACAGTTATCTTCTGCTCGAAGTCCTTTGACATAATCCAATCAAAGTCGGCACCCACGAATACCAGCTGCCCGCTAAGATTTGCCCTGCGGAAATACTGCTGACTCTCAAACGCCCACTCTAAAGCCAAATCCTGCTTATAAACGGGATGGCAAAGGCGATTGTTCTGCCCATCGTATAATATAAATCTGTACTTAAACATAATCAGCTCTTTAGTATTCGTTTAACGTTCTTGTAAATCGTAATGGTGCGCCCCTGACCATCTACGTAGGTCATACGCTCGCCCTGCTCACGGATAGAGCGAACATCGCTGCTCAATGCGGCTAAATCCTTGTTCTGTGGCTCGCTGGCGTGTATATTGATATTAGCACCATCGTAGGCATTGAGGTACTTATCAGCAAACGTGCCGTTATTAAGGCTACCGATAACATCAGGTATCACGCTGCGATACTTACGGCTGTTGCGCTTGTTGATAACGGCAAAGAACTCGCCACCCTCGGCTCTGCGCTTGGTACCATCCTTTTTTGTGCCTAAATCGATATCGTGCCCTGACTGATGGCTACCACCCTCAAGGAGTTCGACTGTACCCTCTCCATATTCCTCTGTTCCTGAACTGACGGCTTGCATTGCCTTAATCTTGGCTGCTGCGAACGAACCCCACATTACTGCGATAGCTGGGATAGCCCACGGGAAACCAAGCTGTTTCCAAATAAGTGAGGTAGCCGTAATCATGTTGGCTGCCTGACTTGCTGTATCAAGAGCTATCTGTATCCTCTGTGCCCTGCGTTGCTGCTCGATAGCTTTCTGCTGGTTCTTCTTTGCGTTCTCAACCTCTTTACGGGCAGTATCAACCTCATTGGCATATCCCTTACTACGTGCCTCTATCTCAGCCTGCAATACGTTCTGTGTGCGCTCTACCTCTGCATCGGCTAGCTGACGTTTCTTGTCTGCTGCCTCAGCATAGGCACTGATAAAGCTATTCAAGCCATCCATAGCGTATGATAGGCTGGTGTCGATAGCCTTTTTCTTCTCATCAGAGAGGTTGAAACCAAGCAGGTCGTAGATATCGCCCGTCTTTTTGTTCTTCTCGATTTCCTTATCTACGCCCTCTATCTGCTTTTTAATCAGGGATATCTCTTTGTCGGCAAGTTTCTTTCCGTCAGCCTCATATAGTTTCAGCAGAGCCTCAAGGCGTTTCTTCTCTGCCTCTAGGCGTTTCTGCGTCTTTATCTTTTCGCTATCCTCAAGCTGCTCAATACCCTCCATATCGGTTTGGTATTGCAGTTCGATGGCACGCTCCTGCTCGCGGATGGAGCGTTGTGTTGTCTGCTCCTGCTCACGCTTTTTCTTTTCCTGACGCTCTTTGTCTTTTTGGTCGTACTTGTTTGCCATCTCGACAATCTTTGCCTCACGAACCTTAGCAAGAGCCTCAATCTGGTCGTTGTATAGTTTCTCGTCCTCGATGGATAGCTTACCAGTAGCCTTGCGTTTCTCTAGCTGTATCTGCAAATCCTCGATTTCACGATTATACTTATACTGAATCTTTAGATACTCCTTTTCTTTCTCATCGCTTATGAGTTCCAGCATTGCATCATCGTAGGCACGTCTGAGTTTCAGGCTCTCCTTTTCTGCACGCTCCTGCTCTTTGAGTTCTTTATTTTGGTTTCCTTTCGGAGTTTTCTTTGTAGGCGTAACTGGTTTCTTTGTAGCAGGTTTCTTCGCTTTAGGCGTGTTCTGCTCAGTAGGAACGTAGATATCTGCCTCTAGTGGTGCAACCTCATCAGGATTGACATTCTGCAAATATTTTCTCTGATTTCTTGCTATTGCCTCCTTACGTCTATTGGCTGTACGCTGATTGAACCATTTGAAAGGCTTATCAATAAGACGTACTAAGCCAGTAAGGAGCGTTACTATCGAACTAATAGCACCCTGACTGCCATTAAGTTCAATCATAAAATCCTGCCAAGCAGATTCGAGTGTCTTGACGCTACCAGCGAGATTGTCGCCCATCGTATCTGCCATCTGCTGTGCTGCACCATTACAATTTAGTAACTCATCACGCAGATTGATAACGGTATCTGTACCTGATAGGAATGTATTAAAGGCTGCTACTGAACGCTTATCTGTCAGCTCCAAACTCTCTGCAAGGTCGATGCCTCTATCATTCAGTGTCTTTAAGCCGTTTATCAGATCATCAAGATTGGTGACTGGCTGACCAAGAGCCTGAGCCAATTTTCCATTTGCATCTGCAAGATTGAGCAATATATTACGTGTTGCTGTGGCTGCACTACTTGCGTCAAATCCAGCATTCGCAAGCTGACCAAGCAAAGCAAGTACTTCCTCTAGCTTGAATCCAAATGCGTTCGCTACTGGTGCAACCGTGCTGAGTGCGTTCTGCAAGTAACTAAATGATAGAGCCGACTTTGTGGTCGAGGCGGTCATCTTGTCTACAAACTCCTGAGCACTGCTAGCGTCCTTTTCAAACATTCTCAGGGCTGCACCCGTAAGGCTAGCCGCATCTGCCAATGATGCACCCGTAGCCTGCGAGAATTGTAGGACACTAGGTGTCATCTTGATAATATTCTCAGTGGTATAACCCAGCTTTGCGAGTTCGGTCTGTAGTTGCACTACTTCCGTAGCTGTAAAGATGGTAGTTGCACCGAGGTCACGTGCCTGCTTTGTAAGTTCCTCGATGTTATCCTTTGTAGTGCCGAGGATAGCTGCCAACCCACTAAGCTGATACTGGAAATCCATTGCTACACCTATACCGCTCTTGAGCGCGTTGATACCTGCAAGGGTTGCACCTGCCACGCTACTGAATCCTACGATACCACCAAGCAGATTTTCCATCTGTGGATAGTTACCAACATTTAACTGCATTTTACCCGTCTCGGCTTGCAGTTTCTTCATCTGCTCATATATCTCTTTCGTTGACTTTACTAGGTCACGATTGCTCTTTATCTTGCGGTCGGCTGCACTCAGGCTGTTGATGTATGCCTTATTGAGCGAATACTGGGCAGATAGCTGCTGATAGCTGGCGTTCTTTATCTGCTCCATCGTCTTGATTTCCTCCTTACCACGGAGTACCATCTGCTTGTTATAGTTGTTAGCCTCGCGCTTAACTACGTTCAGACGGGCTATCTCCTTAGCTGTCTCACTAAGGGCGAAATCAAGCTGTTTGTATGCTTTCTCTAGCTTTGCAGCATCGGTGTTGCTGTTCTTGATGGCTTTACGACCCTGCTCTGTTGCACCTGATACTTTGGTAAGGCTTGCAGCAAGTTCGGCAGCCTGACGTTTCACATCTGCCGCCATACTATTATAAACCTCCTGCAACTTCTCTAATTGCTCGATGAGTTTCTCGATACTCTCATCAGGAGTGATTAGGTCTTGATACCTTATGGGATTCTGTTCAGGCATATTGCTTATTTTATTAAAATCTTTGTTCTAACGGGTTTTTATTTTGTTGCCTTATACTTTATCACCTTTCGCCCTAAAATCGCGTTAAATCGCTTTATTTTGCGTTTTACGCGCTTTCTGACGTATATAGTCGTAGGCATTGTAATATTCGAGTACGTTCATCCGCTTGGCTTCCGTGCCCGTTTCCTTGGTAATAAGTAGGCACATCGTAGCAAACTCCTTATCGTGCACCACCTCTAAACCATCCTTACCACTAAACCGCTTCGGCTTGGAAAACAATAACAGGTGTTCCCTGATACCATCTATCACGCTCTTGCGGTCTGTATCATCGATTATCTGTGCCAGCAGGGTAGTTGTAAGCCGTTTCACCTCATCGTAATACTCACGGGTCTTGACATCATCGAACAGGGTGGGGAAGTACAAAGCCAGCTCATCGTCTATTTTTTTTTTGACCGAGTTCAATACCTCGGTAACATCTTTCTTGCTGGCACCACCAAGCAAATCCAAAACCTTTTGCAATCCCTCTTGGCTCAAATCCTCTTGCGGCTTTCCGTCTATACTCTCCACTAAGCAAGCGAAAGACAAGTACTTTGGGCTGCACTCTGACATAATCAGGAAAAGGTTCTGCCGTAGGTTCTCGAACTCCTTGGCAAAGTTATCGGTATCTCCCTTTCGTACGTAGGCGATAACCCTCTCCACGTGAGCATCATAATCGCTTATATCCGAGCCGATGCCTGCATCAACCAACAGAAAGCGGTTGTACTTATGAAAGCGAACGATAGGTAACTCGTCTATGCTATCATACAGCCGTACCTTGTGCCCTGCTAACTCTACCTCTCTCATACCAGCATACGTGTTAAAGGTGTCGTAAAGAACGGGATAACAAACATCAGCATATCATCGTAGTAACCTGCAAGGAAAGCTGATACCAACATTGCTGCCCAAAAGCTCATACAAAGGTCGCAACTGAACAGCTTACTCAGGAACTTATCGCCATGCACCTGCATCCATTCTGCCCAGCCCCATTTCTTAACCAGCAGCACAACAAAAGCAGCCACCAGCGCAACGAGGATTATTAATTTAAAACTTGGTAAAATCATACGCTCTCACACTCTTCATCTACTATCAATTCTCCAACCAATCTAAACCCTGCAAAGGGTTGCATCAGATACTGGTTATCCACCTCATCGAGACTGTAACCCTCAAACACGTTCTCGGCACGCTGATACACCTTTTCAACACTTACCGCACCGTGACGGAGCCACGCCCTGCGAATAGTCTTTAAAAGTTCTTCCTTAACGTATTCCGTGTTACGTGCATCGTTATTCTCTACCGTGCGCATATCAACCCACACAACCAAAGCAAACGGGGCTTTCAGGCGGTTCTGCAATCCCATCGGCAAGCTCACCACCTGCGGCTCGTCAAGAACGAAAAAGCAATAGTTACCTAAAGCGGTATTATCGGGCAGTAGCTGGATATACTCGTTACCACCTCGATACACGTTAGGCGTGTAAACCTTTCGCCCGTCCTGCACCTGTACCAATCGCTCACTACGCCCAAAGATATGGTTGAACCACGATAACTCGCCTAACGCATCTTGCAAGGCTTGTATCGGCTTATCAAACAGATAGGCACGGGCAGGCTGTTTATAAATTCGTTCTATTGCCATAATACTTTCCTCATTTCTTCAATTAGTTCTCCTTTTGCGCCAAAATCATTCCATATAACGCCCCACATCTCTTTGTTTAGCCCAAAGATACCAAAGCCGTACTTAGCCATGATATTCGCTGCGTAGGCGGTGTCCGGTATAATCTGCAAGCTGTCATAACCAAAGCTAACATTCAGGTCATCATGGAACACACCAGTAATGTAAAGGTTCGGTGCATCAGGGTTTCGTGGAACTGAATATGGATAGCTGATAGTCTGTTTCCACGCTGCGTAGGCTTTTGCGGCTGCACCGCTCTTAAAGTAACCCGATGGCTGAACATCTTCCGAGTAGAACGGGTGCAAGTCCCTGCCATCGCTACCCTTACCCATAAACAACTGGATACGCTGCTGCTCCACAATGTGCTCGCCATGGTTCATCAGCACATCACGGATAATAGAACCGCTCTCCATTCCGTCTCGCAGGTTCTTAGCGTTCATCAGCAATCCGTCTAAAGTCATACGTGAGTATATTTAACAAACGTTGGTTTACAAGTAAGGCAGATACGGTCTATGCCTCTTGTATCAAGGTCGAGCGCATCGTAAGCCTCTTTTAACTCCTTACCTAATCCTGTGGCTCTGCCCTGCGGGTTACCATCAATCTCGTAAAGCAGGTTCTCACGCCCTGCGTTGGCTTGGTTGCGGTTAACACGTACATCAGGGTTCATCGCCATGGTGCGCAGTATATCAGCCGCCATTTGCTTTTGCAATACGGTTGCAAAGATAGCACGCTCACGGATAACGAAATCAGTCAAATCGCAACCAACGCTCAACTCCATGTTCATACCATAGTTGTGGGTATTGGTATACGTATTTTCCTCGATATCCCAAAGTTCAGGGAACTCGGCAAACGTTTCAAGCGCATTAACCTTGAAAGGCGATACCATCAGATACTTGGTGAGTGCTCTCCACGCTTCAAGACTGCCACGGTTACAAGTGCCGCACGGCTCACGGCTCCAATCCTTGGTGACGTTTACTGCTTCCATACCAGCAGGTAAATCAGCTTGGTTGTAAACAACGTACCACGCACCTGTATCGCCCATATAAGGCAGATAGCAGTCATTGAGGGTCTGCCACTCCATTGAGCCGTTACCTTTCTTAACCTCGAAGTCAATAACCTTGTACGGATCGCGCTGCGTGTTATGGAAGATATAAAGCCGTACCACACCCGTGGCACCAACCATCTGCAAGCCGATACGCTCAATCTTGGTGGTTACACCCATCGAGTAGGCTGGTACTATCTCCATACCGACTAACCTTTGTCCGTTGGCGATAGTGTTATTCAGTCGCCCTGCACCATCAAACAGGCTTCTACGCTCAAGTAGGGTTTTGCTCTCACGCAAAAGGCTTTTCTGTGTAAGGAACTGCTGCACCACCTTGGCGATTGCCGAACGTGTCAAACGCTCAAGCCATACAGAAACAAAGTCGTACTCCTGCCAATACTCGCTATCCTCTGCGGGTATATTGTTTTCATTTTTGTTCTGTAGGCTCTCCCACACCTTACCGCTTGAACTAACCTTGGCACCTTTACTATACTCGGTATCCTTATCCCAAGCTGGGTACTGATACATATAACCCTCTGGCATAATAGCACGGATATTCTCGAGCGTTACCATCGGGTGTGCCTGCTGATAGGTCAGACCGCTCTCACTCTCGGTAAGGGCTGCATCAATCTGCTTCTGTGGGTCGTAACTCTGCTCCCATCCTACGAGGTGGAGTAGTGCATCTTGTATTTCTGTTATGCGTATCATCTCTCTTGCTTACTTGGTTTTTAAAGTTTACGAGGGATAGGGATATCCTTTGCCCCATCCCTCGCTCACGATGTTATGTAGAGTTGTGGAGAACTCTATACCTCACGACTAAGTGGTGAAATCAAAGTCAGCAGAATTGGTAACATAGACAGGCTGTGCTGCAAATGGGGTGTTCTGCTGAGGTGCTGCAATCTGCGCCTTGATGATTGGGTTAGCAACAGTCTCGGGTGCGCTGTTGTACGCAACGATATAAGCCACGTCAACGCTGAAACCAAAGTACTCTTTCTTACCGCAGGTCAGGTCGGCAGTTGCATCGCCCATGATGCTCGACTGGTCACCAACGGCTGTGTAGTAATGCGAGCCGACAGGCAGGTCGATATAAGGCAGGCGCACAACATCCCACTCGTGGAAGTTAGCCCTTGTGCCAAGCAATGCCTCACGGTCAACACGGGTGAGGATACCCACGTTACCATCAGCCACGGCATACAAGGTACCGATCTTCTGCGAGGCGTTAGCCAGCTGTGTGGTGTAATGCAAAATCTTGTTGTCGTACTCCATCCGCTTGTTTACATCATTGTAAACTCCGTGCTGTGCCAGCTTACGGATGAGGCTATCAATACCAGCGTTACCGATAAGGTGGATAGTCTCGGGATAAGCGTTAGCACGCATAATTGGATTGAGGTCGCCCAAAATCTCGCTTGCCATCTGCGTAGGAACATCGATTACGTTGCTTGATACCTGATACTGTAAGGTGTCCTTGAATACCTGTGTCTTAGCTGCCTCGAGAGCTGCGATAGCACCATTATCGAGGGTGGTAGCCAAAGCACGGCAAATCTTCTCCATCTTGCGCTGGAAATCCTGCTGGTAATCAATCTCGTTGTTCATGTAGGCGGCAGGCACCATGGTGAAGCCAACGGCATAAGTAGTCCATACTACGGTGTAGAGAGCTGAGGTGTTCTCATCATCGCTGATGGTACAAGAGCGCACGTTGCTGACTGTCACGTCACCATCGTAGTTAATGACGGGAACCTGTACGGTGTTACCGATACTTGCAAAAGCACGGTCACGCAGGTTCGGACTGATAATTGAGTTAGGGGCATCGGTCTGCTCTACGAAGAAATCGAGTGCTCCGTACTCCAATGGGCGAAACATGTTTCTATCCAACTCGGGGTTAGAAATTCGCCAGTTCTGTAGTCGGGTTGCTACTAAAGACATAATTCTTAATTTTTAAATTGTTAAACGTATGGACTGACCCTTTGCCCGTTAATTACTTTCTTACTGAATAGGAAGAGCTATGATGTTATGCTCTTTCCATGCTGCATCGTAAGCATCCTGATAAGCCTTTGAGCCACGGATAAGACCCTGCGCACCTAACTGCTTACGAAGAATATCATCTGCCTCCTGCTGGTTGCGAGCCAATGACAGGTCAACGACTGCACCCTGCTGCTGTGGATTCTTTAGTGGCTCGGTTCCTGCACCTGCGGCTCGTCTGCCCTCGTCAAGAATACCCATCGCACGCAGTTCCTTTTTCAGCAATGCCTCGGCAGTATATGGCTCCAAGTGGTTCTCGGGATCGCGGGCAATCTCGCCGTTCTCACCCTTAAATACCAATCGCTTGCCACCCTTACCATCATCGATAAAGTCGGGGTTCATGCCCTTAACCTTAGCAAGTGCCTGCGCCAGCAAAGTATCGGTTGCTGCCTGAGGGAACTCGGGCTTGAACTTCAAACCAGCCTGTGCGCCAGCGAGCACGTTATCAACCTGAATACCGAACAGCTCGGCTGCGTGGTCGGTCTTGGCTTTATCAAAATCCGCTTTCAGCGTGTCGTACTGCTTACGTACACCATCAAGGTCTTTTGTTGCCTGCTCCAACTGCTTACGCAAAGCTTCATCACCACCCTTGGCAATCTGTTCTTTCAGTCTGTTACGTTCATTAGTCAAATCAGCAATCTTGGTATTCAGTCCCTCAACGCTGTTTGCCTTGGTTGCTAACTCCTTGGCTGCACGCTCAAGATACAGATAGGTCTTTTCATCACCATTGCGGGCGATACCCGTCTCTCGGGCGATTGTTTCATCCAACTTGTTATACACCTCACGGAAACGATTTCCGATAACTACCTCTTCGTCATTCTTTGACATCAGGGCGATAGCGTTCTTCTGCTCGTCTGTAAGCCCTGCTAATGCGGCATCAGCCGCCAACATTTCAACTGTAATCATAAACTTACCCTCTGTTTAATTTATGATGGCTATTCCTCGGTAGAGCCGCCATCCTTAGGCTCCTCTGCGTTCTTACCTTTCTTGCCGTTCTTGGCAGGTGCTTTCAGCATACCAGCGGCTTTCAACTCTGCAAGGATCTCGTCCTTTAGAGCCTTACGCTCTGCTGCCTTTTTCTTCTCTTCCTGCTCCTTTCGCTGCTGGAAAGTCAGGTCACGCAACTGGGCACGTTTCGCCTCACGCTCTGCAAGATAATCGGTTGGGTCGTAGAGTACCACGATATCCCATCCCTGCTGTCGCAAGTTACGGGCTACCGATGGGTACATCTTTGCCTCGAACTTCTGAATACGTGGGCGGCTCAATCTCTTTCCGTTACGTGGATTGAACTGCGTTTGCTCAATCTTACAATGGAACGTGTCTTCCTCACCCTTTGGAACGATGTAGTTCTCGGGGGTTACCTCCACGATAGGCACATCCTTGATTGAATTACCAAATTTTACTCTCATAACATTTTGAAATTTATTGAAACTTATTGTTTAAGACTTGGTGAATGTCTTGCTTGCTACCTCGCTGTTCAGGTCGCCCTTGATGGCGATAGCCTTGATGGTGGTTGTTGCCTCAAGTGTAATCTCACCCTCGTAGGCTGTGCTGTCCTTGGTAGGTGTGCTGCCATCGATGGTGTAGAAGATATCGCATCCCTCACGTGCCTCAATGGTTGCCTTTGTCGATGTCTCGAAAGGTGTGGTTCCCTTGATAACGGGAGCGGGTAACTGCTCGGTTACGGAAGCCTTAACGATTGAGCCGTTCTTGATAACGGTAATCACGGCAGGGCTTGTCACCTCACCTGCATCGTTCAGCACCTCGGGCACGAAGCCAGTGGGTATCATCACCTCACCGTCTGCATCCTTAAACTGAACATCGAGGATGGTGTCAAGCTCGATATACTTCTTAATCTGCTCTGTCTCCTTGTCTGTCAGGAGTGCGATGTTTCCTACAATCATAAGTAGTGGCATCTGCTGGGTCTGTTTTGTCATAACGCTATTCTGTTATTGGTTCAACTTTTTGCGGTATAATCTCACGGGCATACTCCGTAAGACGTTCCTTGATAGTGTCAATCTTCGTATCGTAGTCGATGTTCTCGCCAAAAGAAATGATGTTCATATTCTCTCGCTCGAACCTACGAATGAAGTCTGCAAAGTTCAGCTTTATAAGCAACTCCTCGATTGATATAAGGCTCTTATCGTACAAGCCCTGCACCTCATTACGGGTAAGGTGGCGGTAAGGCTCCAAATCACCAAGGATAATCATACGCTGCATCTGCTGTGGGTTGTGGCGGTACTCCGTTTCGATTATTTGCTGCAAGAGTGCATCCAAATCAGCTTCGCTCATACCAGCCTCTTTCGCTTTCTTGTAACGCTCACGTAATTCATCACTCGTAAACAGATAGAACTCCGTTCCGTAGTTTATAGAGCTGCTTATAAAAGCCGTTCCGTAACGCTCACGGGCGATGGTATCATCTACCCACTTTTGAGCCGCCTCAAAGCCTTTCTTTACTCGTTGCAGTACTGTTGACTGACTTTCAAAATTAGCCTTAATCTGCTGCTCGTTAAGCGCATCACGGGTTGTTATCTGCTCGTTAGTGCCAACGATAGCCGTAATGATGTCGGTACGCAAACGTTCTTCTTCCTCGTGGTTGTAATCAAGGCTACTGCGATCTACTTCCAGCATACCTACAGGGTTACCCAAATCGGGCTGTCCTTGGCTTGCATCCGGCACAGGTATCTCTACGAACGAACCTGCACCCGTCAGTCGTTTCTGACTGCATACAGGGCAGGGCATAAGCAACCCGTTGTTATCGTAGTGCCAATGTCCCTGTTTGTCCTTTAGGAAACCACCATCGCAATAATCGCCTGTCTCATCATTGTGGAAATCACAATCCTGCTGATAACCCCAATAGATGGGATAAGAGCCATAAGTATCGAGGTTGCGCTTGCTGATAGCAAAGAACAGATACCAATCCAAGCGGTCTAACTCCTTTGTAACGGGGCTTTCCTTGATGTCGGGCTTGTCGAGGCTCATTGGCTCGTTCCAAAAGAAACGTGCTGGGCAATAACCGAGGTCGTGCTTGGCTTCCGCTATCAGCTCACCCACTTCGTTATTCTTTGCCTTGAATACCCTGCGGCTCTCATCATCGAATACCGCAATCTTATCGCCATCCTGACGGAAGATAATATACTTCATCTGTCCCGTGATAGGGTCAGCCTTAAAGTCGATAACATCACGTATGGGAAGCCAATAGAAATACGGCTGTGGGTATCTGTCGCCAGCCTCCTGTTCCTCGGGCAGGTCAACAATCAAAACGCTGTTTATCTGCGTTTTAAAATAGTCCCATCCCTTGGTACTCCATACCGTAGGCTCTCCAAGCTTCTCCTGTCTGTACCACTCCCAATCATCACGCTGCTCGGTTGCGGCAAACTGATAGTTAAACGCTGGGTTACGACCATCGAAGATACGGCTTAACTTATCGTAGCAAACGGCTAATATCTCGTTAGTGATAACGGGGAAACGGAATAGCGTCTTGAACGTTTCAAACTTATCCTTTGGTATCAGGTTCTCCACCATAGCCAAAAAGTCCAAGAGTGCCTGCGCTACTCCCTCATGCCCTGCGAACAAAGGAGAAAGCTCCTCTCTGCTCTTGCCACGATACATCCACGAAGCTAAGGCAGGTGTGCTCGGAACAACCTCGGCATGAAACCTAAGTCTGTTCTGATGCAACACCGCCAGCGATATAACGCTTTTCTTGCGCTGCTCACTTGCCTTTCTTCTTATCTCTTCGAT